TTAAGATCAGAAATTTTATCTTCAAAATTTTTCTGTGTTTTGGATTCTTCTCCATCGCTGATAGAACAACCACTGGAATTAGCACCTCCAGATGAATCTGAATTTGCTTCATCTTCTTTTTCAGATGATTTATCAGAATTTCCTTCTACTTGATTGTCACCTTCCATCTGAGAACTTTCTTGTAGTGAACTATTAGAAGAATTACCAAGTTCATCTAGGTCCATGTTAGAAACATGTTCTTGGATCGTATCTGGCGTTTGATTTTCCTTCAAAAACAATACAATTTTTTTACAAACATCAATCACTTCCTCAAAAGACTCAACATTTTCAATCATAGGAATGAAATGATATTCATTTTTTTCAAAAGGAATGTTAATATAATTACCAATTTTAAATTGTAGATTAATACGATCAATCAAAGACATTTTTGAAATGTCTTCATCTTTAATACCAAAGAAATCATTATGACTAAGTTCTTTATATCCGTAATAAAAAGATCGAGCAAGACCAGCATATTTACGCTTCATGAGTTTCTCAATACGAGCGTCTTCAACAACGTTCACATAATCTTTAGGAATTTCTTCCTTCAAACTATCACGCCAATCTTCCACAGGAGTGAAGAGAGCATGACCCACCTCATGACCCACCAGCATATCGTATACGGTGCTAGAAGCACGTTCCCACAGAGGAAGAGTAAGAATACGGTCAATTACGTTAAACGACGCTGTAGAGACTTTTTTATGTTCAACCATAAGGTTTTCGGCAGCAAGCAATCGAGCAAGATTTCCTTTAACTTCTTTGTTGATGGCGTACATAGACTTCGTTTGATTTGATCTAAGTATATGTCATAAAAAAGGAGGGGTCTACCCCTCCTGTGCCAGTTCGTAAGTTGTCTCTTTGACGTAACTGAAATTTTTTATCTTCTCACATTTCCATGTAGTATTAAATTTATCTTCGATTCCTTCCTTATGACTAATTACAAATACGTTTGTACTGCTATCAAAGTTACGAAGAATCCATCCTAGATCAGATGTACCAGACTGATCAAGAGATCCATCAAAGATCTCATCTAATATGAGGAGGTTAGTATCCACGCTATTCTTAAGTTTAGCAATACTACGCCAAGTGAGCAAAAGAGCGATATCAATACGAGCTTTCTCTCCTTCACTGAAAGATTCATAAGAAAAGACATCTCTATATCTTGATTTGATTGTTTCTTCAAAACTTTCATTTAAAGTAAAGTTGACATAAAAATCCATGTTCTGTAGATAATCATTAATCAACTCATTCATAATCGGTAGATACCTTTTAATGATTCGTGTCTTAATGCCGTTATCTTTTAATAGTATAGCAGCAGTTTGTAGACACTCACGTTCATTCTTAATATTACTTAATTTTTTCTTTAGAATTTCATGTTCACTTTTAAATTCTTCAAGTTTTGTACTCGCTTCAGTTTCATTTTTTGATTGTTTGTATAGGGTTTCGACTTCAGTATAAAGGTTTTTAACTTGCTTTTGAATTCTAGTAATTGAAGAATCCGATAAAGAAATTTTAGCATTAAAATCATCAATCTGTTTAATTAAAGAATTTACTTGTTGTTGTCTTTGTTCTTCTTCTTGTATTTTAATAGATATTTCAGACAACGCTTCATCGTATTTTTTAATTAAATTTTCAAAATGTGTAATGTGAGTATGTTTTAAACTTTGATCTATCTTTTGTTTACACGTAGGACATTCATCATTGGTAGAGAAAAAATCAATTTTATTTTTTTGATCTAAGGATTTATTTTCCATCTTCCCTTTAAGTTTATTGAGTTCGTTCAAAGGAATGTACTCAGAAACTTTAGAAAGTTGATCAACCAACTTTACTCTATCTTCTATAAAAGATTTCTTTTCTTCAGCAAAAGATTCTTCTTCCAAAAGTAAAGAGTCTATCTTTTCTTTTTTTGAATCTATGTTTTCGCCGTTTCTCTTTTCTAGTTCATCAATAAAATCTTTTTGCATTTGAATTTTTTCTTCGATCATATCAATTTGATAGTCATGTTCTTTAATACTATCAACAATAGTCTTGATCTTTTCTTTTAGATTTTGATTCATCAAAGAAAAAATTTGAATATCTAAAATGTCTTCAATAATTTCTCTACGAGATGCTACAGGTAATCTCATAAAAGGAACGAATGTACTACTTCCAAGTACAACAATTTGAGTAAATGATTTATAGTTCATCTTGAGAATAGTCTGCTCAAGATATTTTTGATACTCTGCTGTTGTTGAATCTTGATCTAGAAGGACATCATTCTGCCACACTTCAAATAAAGCAGGTTTAATTCCACGTACAACTTTAAATCTATTTTTGTTTGATTCAAATTCAATCTCAACCACACAGTCTCTTTCATTGATACTGTTTACCAACATTGGTTTATTGATTTTTCTGAAAGGTTTACCAAACAAAGAAAAGGTAAGAGCATCTAAAATTGTACTCTTACCTGCTCCATTTTCTCCAACAATAAGATTAGTTTTTGCTGTACATAAATTAATTGATGTAAATTGATTTCCTGTGCTTAGGAAGTTTTTCCATTTCAAAGTTTTAAATGTAATCATTCAAGATCTTCCGGGGGAATCACAAAATCGTCTTCGGTAATTATAGCATACTTTTGATCTCTTTGGACACAAGCAGTAACTATTACATTTTCTGGAACTTCTACGATTTGTAGCGAGTACCTAGGAGCATTGTCTTCTAATTGAATTTGATATCTTTCAGCATCATCAACACACTCAAATATAGGAATGATATGATCCCCACCATCAGCAAGAACAGAAAAAACTCCTTCAGGTTGATCTTTAAGTGTGAGAATAAACATCATACTACTTCACAACTTTCAATATATAGGGATCTCATAACGTCTTTTAATTGTGATTTGTTTACGGTCATTTCAACTTCATCAATATATTCATTTAAAAGTGATAGGGTATCGGTAACTTCTAAATTAATATCTACATCCGTGTTTATTTTTTTGTCCACAAAATTTTCAATAATTTTTAAATCATGTATTCCAACTTGGTACAAATTGTCAACAAATTTTTCAAACTTAAAGTAATCTGATTTTTTCTCAACAATCAATTTAATAAAAGTATTTTTATACTCTTCAAAATTACATTCTAAATCTTTTGTGTCATCATAATAAATTTTAGTAAAAATTTCATATGGATTTTTTACAAACTTTAATTTGTTAGTCATTGGTTCATACAAATGAAATCCTCTTGGATCTTTGTAATCATTCCAAAACATCTGATAAGGATTACCAAGATAAGTAATATTTCCTCTAGATGATCTGTGATGAAAATGACCAGAAAAAACTTGCTTGAATTTAGAAAAGATTTCTGGATCCATTCCACCTTCGTGTAGCATACCAGGGGTAACTTCAAACCCATTTAATTCAAGATGACCCATAGCAATTTTTGCTGTGGTGGTTTTAATAAACTCCATCGTTTTGTCATAATTACCAGCATTAATCCAAGGGATCATGGCAATAGGAGTTTGTTCAATATACACAACGTCGGGTTTATCGTAAATCAATACGTTATTGTATTGTGATACAAGAAGACCTGGGGAGTTTACATCATTTGTGTTTTTATAATAAGTATCATGATTACCTAAAATCATATGTACTTCTATACCATATTGATTTAACTTGTCAAAGTAATATTCTTTTACTCTCTGCCAAACATTAAAATCAATTGATTTACGATTATCAAACGTATCACCTAGATCAATAACAGTAGTAATACCTTTCTTTTCTAATGTAGGAAAAAATATTTCATCATAAAATTTTTTAAAGTATTCCCAAAATACAATGTTTCCTTTTCTTCCGTCTAAGTGTTGATCTGTAATGAGAGCAATTGTCATCGTTTGTTTTTAATCTCTAAGGTTTCTTTAATCCCTGTCATATCAGAATAACTTTGATTCATGCCAGACATGTCACCATCAAACTGTTCTGTGTACATAACATGATCGTATCCTGTTCTCTCAATCATTCTTGTTTTGATTTCCATTTGTTTCTTTTCTTTAGCAATTCTTCTTAAGAAAGCAAAATAGATAACCTGAGTAAAATAAGCAAATGGGTTAGAAGATTTTTCTGGATCAAACCTATCAATATATTGAACACAATTTTCTACACCATCAGAAATCATGTCATCTCTATACATGTAGTTAACAAAGTTTGGTTTGTAGGATAAATGTGTAGCAATTTTTAAAAAACATTCTCCAATGTAATTTGTAACTATAGGTTTACTTAAACCTTTTTCTTTAGCAATTCTAACACGTCTACGGTATTCAACAATAGCTTCAAAGAACTCTTTATTACAAACGTAGTATTCTGTTTTTTTCTTTGCCATTGTTATCTTTTACTCATATAATAATTATATACTATGTTCTTTAATATGTCAAGCACTTGACAAAACCTCAGAAACTCAGTAGAATAACTCTGTAAGGGTTCATGAGAAATACTATAGCTTAATAACTAAGATATACTAAGATTTTTTATAGATGTCTTCTAAGATTTCTTTTGTTTTTTGAATAGATCCTAAGTATCCCATTCGTTTGCTGAAGTTGTTTGGGTTTACTTTGATAGGATCTTCATCGTATGTACCCATGTCATAATTTTTAGTTATATTATTGACATAAAATTCTACAATATTATCTTCTGCTTCAGTCATTGTAATTACATGGTCCATACGAATGACTAGCATATCTTCATATGTAGATGTAATCCATTCCTTTAAAACAAATCCTTCAACTAACTTTCCTTGTTTTTTCTGTATGTGTTTTTCAACCAACATTGGATTGTCTAATAATAAAGAATCTTCTTCTGGTAGATAGCAAACTTTAGATATAAGTTCTTCTCCAGAAGTTAATTTTATTGTTGAATAAAACTCTTCTTCCATCATTTTAATTTTACCTTTATTAGTTCGTATTTAAAATTTTCATCTTGATACATTTTAACTCTTTCATACAAATGTCTCAAAGTGTAATTTTCGTAATGATCGGAACAAATACTATCAGCAATATCATAAAGAGTTGCCATTTTTTTCCCATTTCCTTTACGAAGTCCCCTTCCTATTGACTGTAAATTTCTAACCCTAGATTTAGAAGGACTAGCAAATACTATATTGTGTAATTTTTTAATATTAATTCCTGTAGAAAATGTTCCGTATGAAGCAACAATTACAGCATTTTCTTCTTGTTCAGTGAGTTCTCTTACCAATTCTCTTTCATCAGTATCAACAGAACCGTGTACAAAAAATACTTTACGGTTTTTATCGACAGAATTATTTATTAATTCATACAACACCTCACCATGTTTTTCAACATAGTTAAACAACACTAAAGTATTACCATTTAAATCTGTAACTAGTTTAGTAATAAGTTGATTTCTTTTTTCGTGTTGTACAATGTAATCAATTTCATCTTGGTATGTATTAAATTGTTTAAACTCATGCTTACATAAAAGGATTTTAATTCTTAAATTAGAAAGATATCCTTTTTGAATTAAGTCATCTGTTTTTGTAACCTTCTCACAATAACCAAATAAACCTTCTAAAATCCATTTATGTGTTTTAGATCCATCAAGTGTTCCTGTAAATCCAAAACGATATTTGGCATTGTGACACTTCTCCATAATACCAGTTAGACTTTTTGATTTAAATAAATGTGCTTCATCACCGATAACACAGTCAATGTCATCAAAGTATCTTTTGGGGAACTTGTATATAGACTGCCAGGTGGTGACAATAACTGGTTTATTTGAATTCTTATCTTGGCCGGAATATATCTTATGGCAGTAGTGGTCTGCATTCCATCCATAGTCTTTAAAATCTTTAGTGATCTGCTCTACAAGAGAAGTTGTTGGAACAATAATTAAAATCTTTTTGTTTGCTTTTTCATAATACCTTACCAAAGAATAAATCATTAAAGATTTACCTGATCCTGTAGGAGACAAGAACAATCCTCTATTATTTTTTAATGCTTTGTATACAGTATAGTATTGATAATCTCTTGCTTGAATATTTGAAATAGAATCAACAAAAGACTTTACTGCTGGTGGAGAAATAAATTCATTGTAATCATTTACATCACCATACCATTTATTGTCTTCTGTAATAAGATTATATTGTTTTTCTTTTGCCCATTCCTTTAAATGATTGAACAAACCAACATACAATTGTCCTGTAGCGGGTGAGTATAATCTGATTGTTCCGTCCCAATATTTAAATCTTGGTTGTCTTTTTAAAAATTTTGCTTCAGGTAACTCAAAAGAAAAGTAATCTGCTAGTTCATGATGTGTTGATGGTTCTGCTTGAATAGTCAAATAAACTTCATTCTTTTTAGTTACAATAATTCTGGACATTAATTTTCACCATTAATAAATTTTTCCCATTCAATAGCAGACTTAATTTGATATCCTCTGTTTGAAATTTGTTTCATAACTTGATCTAAAAAGAATATAATATCTTCTACATATCCTATTTTAGATTGTAAATTAATTATATCTTCATCTGCTTCCATGTAGACTTTCATTTTCTCAGCAGTTTTAATAGAATGAGGAAACGGTTTTTCCGCTGATCCATCGTAATACTGTCTCTTTTCTTTTGTTAATCTACGTAATTGTATATCTAAACTTTTTCTTATATGTTGAAAATCTAGATAGTAATTTAAATATTTGTTGTGAGCAAAAGGAATTTCTAATGCTAGAGCTCCAAGATCTGTAGAATATTGTTTGTCTTTAAATTCATGATCAACTCTGCTATCTTCACTCCACTCTGATTTAATTTTTTCAAATGTTTTAACAATAGTATCAAACTTCATAATTTACGGGTTGGAAATTTTCATCACGAATGTTAACACCAAAGTATCTAAATGATACTTGTGCTATAAAATATTCAATGTTCTCTACAGAGGCATCGAATTCAATGGGAGACAATCTGTAGGGAAAAATATAATCAAAGTCAATAAAAAACTTTGGGTTATAATTTGAAGACAGCACTGCTAGATTTCCTTTTGAATATTCTAGTGCTTCTCCAGAGTATCCTTCTGATCCTCCGTTCTTACGTATCCAATGCCATACAGACCAATAATTTTTTAAATCCTCATCAATAATGAAAGTGAGATTTAGATCTTCATACTCTACTCCCCCACCAGGAGCAATTGGATACGTTCTGAATCTAGTTGGTACGTCAATAGTAGGCATACTAATTGCTGGGAGATTTGCTCTTTGACAGAAAAAATCTACACCAGGAAACATTTCTAAGTTTAGTATAAATCCTGTAGGAGAAAGATAATTTCTATTTTCTGGTTGATACTTAACCCAATCAGCGGACATGTCAACTTCCCAAGCTATGAATTATTTATGTGCATAAAAAAAGGACCCCGTAGGGTCCTTGGAATGTATACAGATCAGGCGAGGTTCTTAACTCTGACTCTTCTGTAATACTGGTTTCTGTTGAAGGTGAGTGCTTCAGCATCAGGGGCTCCAAGAGAATTAGTAACGAATGGGTTAGCAACCATACCGTAACGAGTCTTGAATCCAATCTTAGGCTGGAAGGTCTCAGGATCGATGCTTCTGAGCATCTGGAGGGGTACATATGGGCAATAGAATAGTCCAGCGTCATATGGGTTGGTTCCCTTATAACCAACAACGTAATACTGAGTATTAGAAACGTTAGCAGAATAAGGATCAACATATACCTTGATACGACCATTGATAGTACCAACAGCAAGGTTGCCGGTATCATCAACTTCACCGATGGAAGGACCACCAGCACCGCTTAGACCCGAAGAATAATCAAGTACGCCAGACATGGCGAGAGCGGAAGCAACGTCAGCAGAGGTGATTAGGAAGTTGCCTTTTCCTCTACGAGTTTGCTGAGCGATAGCGTTAGCATCACGCTCGATTTGGAACATGAGTCCCTTCCACTTCTCAACCGACCAACGACCGTTGGAGTCAACGTCTAGGTCAAATACACCTTCGTTAGCAACGTTAGCCTGAGCACCCTGCTTAGCAATGGTGTAGACCGTACGAACAACTTCACGGTTGATTTCAGCAAGGATCTCGCTTGAAAGAATGTTAGCGAGTTCTTGCTCAGCATCAAGACCATGAACTGCCTTAAGATCCTGAGCGAGTTCTAGAGTGTACTCTGAACGGAGTGCTCTGGTCTTAGCAGTAACAGCAGTCTTTTCGATGCTGAATGACATCTCGTTGAAGAGATTGCCAGCAGCTGAACCTAGGGTCTCAGCTTCTTGACGGGCAATGCCTCCGGCATATCTCTCGTAGTTAGCCTCAGTAGCAGTGCCGCCAGTCTCGTCATTAAGTAGACCAGGGTTAGCATCGGTAGTACCGCCGTCTCCAAGAGGAGAAACAGCATCGTTATAACCAGTGGTTGTACCACCAGCGGTATCATAGTCTGGAGGACCTTGCTGATTACCAGAGAAGTTGGTGTCAGGCTCGTTGTAGAGTGCTTCTGAACCATCACGTAGGTCGCCAGCGGTTCCGAGGCGATCCTGATAGTGAGACTTCATGGCGAAGATGAGTCCGGTAGGACCAGACATAGGTTGAACGCCACAAATGTCATATGCCATTAGGTTAGGCATAGCACGACGAACTAGGCTGATCATTACTGGATCGAAACCAGCAAGTGAACCGGTTTTGGTATCAAGACCAGAACCAGATAGACCATCTCCGTTGATAGCACCAACAGCATTTGGTGCTTCTGTGAGCATGTTTTGCTCTCTAAGAGCAGCTACTTGGTTTTCAAGTAGGGTAGCGGTTACAGCTCTCTTATGCTTATCTGTAATAGGAGCAACTCCTTCGGCATTGAGAACCTTATCCCACTTTTTAGTGACTTGGGATGCAGGTAACATTTTTTTCCTCTAAGATGTTTGAGTTAGTAATTATTTATGATTTATTCAATTCCAACGTTGAATCCACTCAACATACTTATCCATTTCTGGATTAGTATTTTCGACTAGATCTGCTGGTTGGTCATCAACTGCTTCTGACTTAGCAACTGATTCTGGGAAGTATGATTGTCTGAGTGTTTTTACAGCTTTTGTAAACTGCTCCTCAGATTCAAACTTCACTCCTTCTGCTAGAGAAGCGAGTTTTTCTTTTTGAGTATCAGCAAGTCCCTCTGAAATTTTATTTAGAGTTACTAGTTTTGTTTGCTCACTAAGACGATTATTTAATTCAATATTACGCTCAACTTCTTCGTTGATACGTGCTTCCATTTCACGAATCTCGTCCGCCATTCCTTCGACAACAGTTTCCTGCTCTTCGGGAATATTAATATAATGTTCTTTAAAGAGATTTTGAAGACCGGCAATAAAGTCTTCGGTAATCTCATTACGTAGACCACGATCTACAGCAACTTGGTTTTCTTCAATCCAGCGTTGTACACCGTAGTTTACAATACCTTTTACTTCTTCAGATAGTTCTGCTGTTTTAACAGCAACTTGCTCTTCTACTTGTGCTTTAAAATGCTCTTCGAGTTTTTTATACTCTTCATCAAGCTTAGATTTAACAGCAGATTCAAAGATAGTCTTTGCTTTTTCTTTGAAATCTTCTGAGAGTTCTGTTCCTTCTGTTAGAGCGTTGATGTCGTCAGACATGTCAAGTTCTTCATATGAAGGTTTGATTGGATAAGTTACAGCGGGACCTGTACTGGTTCCGTAAGCAACTTCAGCTCCTACTGATGGTGTCTTGCCTTGGTCTCCTGGATCATGGATGTTGGCGGTTTGAGCAGAACCATCGCTTTGGGTTGCCTTGTCTCCAATTGGAGCGGCAGCCTTAGCACCAGGATTCTCTTCACCATCATCATCGTGCTCATGAGGAGTCGTTGATGTGCCACCTAAATCGGTAGCAGCTTTTTGTCCGATTGCCACTCCTGGTTGAACAGTTGGCATAGGATCTTTGCCTCCTGCCTTAGCAGTTTGGACATCGGAGATTTGAGTAGGGTCTTTACCTTCGCCTGGAATTACAGAAGCAGAAACGGAGGGCATAGGATCCCCCGCTTCAAGAACAATACTTTGTTCTTTGACAAGCTCCTCAAATCTTTCGTTTAACATATCTGACATTTGAGTTTTCCTCGTACATCTAACAATTATTCTAAGATTATTTATGAAATTATAGATTTGAAAGGTAGTGCTCAAAAACTTTGAGCGTCCTTTCTTCGATATTTTTCCGGGTTGATTCGGAAATGTATCTGTGATATTTATCAATCCTTTGTTCGTGGAATTTTCCACCATCCCAAATCCATTCTTTTCCTTCCATAATTCCATTTACGAAAGCGTCAGGAGCAGAAGGATCTGCTACAATATCAGCAGCAGTAGAAAGCATAAAGTCATCACGTACATAGTTACAACCATTACGCTCTTCTAATGAACCCATACCTCTAGAAGAAACTCCTAGTTTAACTCCGGCATCAAGCAAATTCTTAGCCATCTTGCCCATAGGCATTTCTTCTAAGATTTTTGCTTTACCGACAAAGTTGTTTCCTTCAGCACGTAGATCAGTAATTAAATGAGAAACTCTATCTAAATTTACTGTTGGTCCATCTGGATGACCCAACTCACCTAAGGCACGTCCGGGTTTTACATACTGCTCAGCATATCTTTCTACTTCACGATTTAAAACTTCAAACGGATAAACTCTTCCGTTTCTATTTCTAATTTCTGATTGTAGAAATACTCCTTCAATGTAAAGATTTTTCTTTCCACTTTGGGATTCTTCGACGAGAATACTAACCTCTTCGATTTTTTCTGTAATTAGTTTCATTGCTCCGGTTCCAATGTCTCTACTGGTTCGTCAAAATAAGAAGAAGCAACGACTTGTTTATAAGTGTCAATAGCTTCTGCTGCTTTATCACTCATTAGATCATTAAGCATAGTCAGAGCATTTGCTTTTTGGTTATTGGCAATAGCTTTTACAATATCAATTGATTCCATAATACACCTGTTGGAATTATTTAATTATTTAGACAAACCTTTATTTGTAGGTGGTTTTGGAGCAATTTTTGCTTTTTCTTTTTCCATGTCTATTTGTAAAGCAGCATCATCTTCTGCTTTACCTGCTTCAATTTCTGGAGCAAGAGCATCGTTCTGTCTTACTGCTGTATCTAAAGCAAGATTGTCTGATGGAGACAAAGCAACTCCAGATTTAATATCTTTCTTAATTTGCTTGTCCATCTCTTTATATTCTTTGTCAGTTTGAACAAGAACTTGACGACGAATATATTCAACAGAGAAATATTTTCCTACAAAAGGATCCATCTGTTCAACAACAGCAAGACGCTCTTTTAACATTTCAATTTGCTTCAACTCATTAAAATGATTATCAAATAAGAAATCATATTGGATATGTTGTTCCATATCCTCCCAATCCTCAGGAGTAATGATTCCTTTTAGAACTAGTTGAGTTTCTAGAATGTCGTGAAATAATTCAGAAAAACGTTTACGAAGACGACCAACAAACTTTGAAAACTTGAGTTCGTCTCTTAAAATTTCTGTAGTTTTTCCTAGATTAAATGCTTTGTTATCGTCTGTTAGACGTGAAGGTGGTAAGTTGAGTGAATTGTAAAGTTTCTTTTTAAAATACTCAACGTCCTTAAGTTCACCTAGATTTTGTCCACCAGGAAGTGTAGAGATTTCTGTTCCTCTACCACCTTCTCTACGTGGCAACCAGAAATCTTCGAGCATACTCATATGCTTTTTGTCATCACGAATTTCTCCTGTAGCAGAATCGTAAACCAATTTATTACGATACCTTGCCATAACATCACGGAGATATTGTTCCGCTTTTACCTTGGGTAAATTGCCTACATCAATGTAGAAAATTCTACGTTCGGGAGCACGGGACAATCTGTAGATAACAAGAGAGTCCTCAATCATTCTTAATTGATTGAGAGACTTAACCGCTTTGTGTAAAAAACTAATAGTAATTTTTTTGTTTGTGTCTTTTAATCCAGACTCAGCACAAGCAATTGAATCAGCAGCAATTTTAATTCCTTGATGTGTGCCAAAATCCATTGGACTATTGACTTGTGGTTGCTTTACAGCATAACCTTTTGGATTGTAAATGTAGTAATCAATATAGTCACCCCAATCAAATTCAAGGGCACTGCCCCTTTCAATCATTTTGGTATCTGTATCTTTACCTAATTTATGACGAACTTTCTTAAGTTTAAGAGGATCAATATATCTTAATTCTGTAATTCCTTTTTTAGGATTTTCCAGATCTATAACTTTATGATAATAGGTTCTACCATCAATATACCAATTACGAACAATTTGGTGAGCATGTTTGTCAAACTGTAACATCCTCAAAATTTGATTAAATTCTTTTCTAATTTTTGTTTTAATATTGTCTCCAATATCTAAATTAGAAAGTTCAATCTCGACCGGAGCATCATCTGCATCAGAAACAACGAACTCATTCACAATTTCGTCGATGGCGGTATCACACTCTGGATGTAATGCCATACTACGATATCGTTGAATGAGTTCGTATTCATTCCTTACATTTCCTCCTCCAACATCAACATAAGTTCCGAAGTATCCGCCAGCAACAACGGATACTCCATCTTCTTCATTAGGCGGAACCGGAGATTGACCTACCGGTTCCGTTTGTTTGTTGATCTTGAAACCAAATAACTCGCTCATAGTAAATTAAATAAGACCCTCTTACGACTATTTATCTTACTTCACAATAGGTCTTACATCAGCGATTCCCGAAGCTGCTGCTCCAGTCAGTGATGTTGTTTGAGGAGTATCAACGGTCCAGTATGAATATTGGAATTCAACTGAGAATTCTTCAATCTGATCATTGCTGTCATAAGCAAGATCGATAGCAGAAACACTGGATGGGAAAGCGTGTACTAACTTATACTCTCTAAGAATACCGCCATTGAGTTGATCGTTTTTCTCCAACTGCTTGACTCTAACTTCAGCCATGTAACCTTCAGACTGGTTAGTTTTGAATAGAGGAGCATCGTTACCGTTATGAGTATTGATGTTCTCCATCCACTTCTCAAAGTAAGAACGTGCCTTGAACTCTTTGTCATTGAAGAATGTAGCAGTCCAAGTATCGAATGTTCTATCTCCAGCAATCTTTACAGTTCTTCCTCTGAAAGGAACTTCAATAGTTCCTACAGAAGAGTTTGGAAGAGCAGCAGACTTACATAGTAAATCGATTAAAGTTTTGTCGTCGCCAGTGGCACCGTCAGTAGCGGGCCAAAGGATATCGACGACAAACATATTTGGTTTGACGCCTTGACCGACAGTTGATAAAAAGTCGGAAATTTTTGTACTTGCCATTTTAGATTAACCTCTTTTTTAGATTATTATTGATCAGTTAGCAGAACCAATTACTTCACTAAACGAAACGCCGGTCTTAGTAGCAGTCAAAGTAACTGTTACATAGTTGATCGAACGTGTTGGTTTGATGAAGACTTCAGCAACAAATTCATTTCTATCAATAACATCCGGAGTGTTATTAGACTCATCACAAACTACCAAGAAATCTGTAACTCCTCTTCTTGATTGAACTTCTCCTAGATAAGCATTTAGAGCACCAGCAAATCCAGCTCTTGTTGTAGCATCATTCTGCTCAAATAGAACTGCGTTGGCAAGTCTTTCGGATCTCTTACGAATATTGATGAACAAACGACGAACGTTAATTCTATCGAAAGCTGAAGGAGCAGCAAGAGCAGTCTTGTCTCCAAATAGAGCAACACCTGATCCAGGGAAAGAAGTGACAGGATTAATTCTTGCTTGATAGAGTTCGTCTCTATCGGCTTTTCCTGGGTTATATGCTAACTTAACGGCATTTCTTAGAGAACCTCTAGTTAGACCAGCAGGAGAATACCAGTCATCTAACTGAGCTGATGTGGATACACATAGACCAGCAATGTCACCATTACAAGGAACGTAACGGTATTTATCATTAAAACGATCATACAGATACTTATATCCACTATCAAATACAGCATATGATGTAGATTGAATATTGCTAAAGAAAGCAATTGTATTTAATTTTTGATCGTTACTGGATAAAGCTCCACCACCGGAACCAATTTGATTTCCTTTGTGTGGTGATACAAAACCTAGAGCATCTTGTCTTGAACTAGCAATAGCAACTACTTTTGCTGCTTTTGTTTTAGTATCAGATTCAAGTGCCATTGATCCTCCCATTAGGATAAAATCAACTTGCTGATCTTCTGAACTAGCAAAGAAATCATATGCTGATGAAATTTCAGAAGCATCATAAGCATAATCATCAGTACCACCTTCTAGGCGAACATATCCTTCTTCTGTTCCTGCTTGATTGACAAGAGTAAAAGCATCTCCGCTGGTTAAATCCTCAGATGATTGTGCCCAAGCAACACCGGCACCAGCAGTAGAAGGTGCTGAAGTATATGTTTGAGTTGCTCCAGCAAAGATATATCTAGATTGCTCATTGATGATGGTCTTATAATATCTCTGACCACCTTCTGTTCCTTTGCCGTCAGTCAACTTAGAAAGATAAGTTAGTCTTTCGACAACATTTCCTGGAGAACCAGAAATTTTTCCATCTACGTCAATAACGGCAACATGAATTTCATCATACTTGAGACCTAAGTTTGAAGCGTAAATTGAAGTTCCTGGACGAGGACCGATAGCAGATAATGTTAATCCAGTAGAACCAATCTCGTAGTTGCTCCACCAATCTTTAACAGCACTGATTACTGTGGTGTCATTTACAATGGCAGCGATAGTTACTTCACCACCGACACCACCGGATACTGTTACAGTATCTCCAATAGCATATCCTGTACCACCAGCAACAGCAGTAGCATCAGTAATAACACCATTAGAAGTTGTAAACTGTAGTGTGGCTTGAGTGGTAGCATTCTCGATTAACAATGGTCCAGCAGTATATCCAGATCCACCAGCAGCAACAGAAAAAGTTAGAATTTCTCCATTAGCACCAACAGAGTCTACTAGTACTTCACCACCGACACCTCCTAGCACATCGTAGGTTTGTCCAGCAACGTAACCAGTACCAGCAGCATCAATAGCACCAGTACCAGATAGAACTCCATCTACTGTGGTTAGTTGTAGAGTTAAAGCATTATCTCCAGAACCAGAAGTAGCTGTTGTTGTTACTGTTGCTCCGTTTGTATAACCTGATCCACCAGCAGTTACTGTTTGTGCTCCAGTTACTTCTCCTACAGAGTCTGGATCATCAAGAACAGCA